CGGCAGATGTGAGGCCGATCTGTTCGTAGAGCTTCGCCAGGAGATACGACGCCTGGACGTTACTGTGCCAGGTGTAAGGGACAGTATCCCCGTAATTCAGGACGACGATATCGTCTGTGACCGGTACGAGCGGCAGCGACGTCAGATTCACAAACACCTTGACGCGCTCGGTATCACCGCTCGAGTTGTCGACATTCCCCAGGGTGTTATTGCCGTCGGAGAGGTTCAGCCACGCGCCGTTATCGAGCTTAGCGCGCCGCGTGCCCGCGTTGTACTCGTAGCTGATGGTGTGTGCGCCTACATTCAGGATGAAGGTGCTCAGGTTCGCGTCCATGACCCACATCTGGGAGATCCTCGGCAGGAACAGCCCGTCGTTGGCCGCGCCGTCGGCGTTGGATTTCAAGGGCTGGCAAACGACGTTCTCTCCGGCCATGCGGCTTCCGATGTCCTCGGCGGTGAAGACGTTAAAAGCGGTCGTGTCGGTGAGCTCGTCGTTGACGACGCCGACACGGTCGATCCAGCCGGTGAAGACCGGGATGATATCGGCGGCGCCCTTCAAGCTCGCCTCGACCTTCAGCTCGGTATACTTGTAGCTCGCTACGGCCTGGACGTCAACTTTTGCCCAGGATACTCTTTTGATTTTATCGCAACCCTCAACCGAGGTGAACCTCACTCGGAGGTCGTCGAAATCTGATATCCCGGACGGTACCGTAATCGTATACTCGTCCCATGTTCCATCGGTCGAGGATATCGTAACGGACCCCTTCTGGGTAGCACCCTGATAGAGCTCCACCAGTAATTCGTCACCAAAATCTTCATCAGAGCTTGCTTGATATCTTATGGTGACGACGGTGTCCCCTGCCGGCGGAGCCGCGGAGGGGTTCGATAATCTAATTTCGCAGGCCGCTTCCGAAACATCCGTCATCTCGATAAAGTCAGAGTCATTTGAGGAGGCGCCATCGTCGACCGATGAATAGAGCGGCGACGTGCCGGAAGATTCATTAAGCCATTGACCGCCTACATTTGAAATATCCGCATCCGGGTCGAGCCGCTCGGTCCCGCCGCCGGCAGCTTCGGCTGAGAAGACGTTCTCTTTGAACCACGCGATCCCTTTGCCTTTGAGCTGGATCTGGTCCGAAATGAACTGGCCGATCTCGTATTCGATCTTTGTGGAGATGTCGGGGAAAGCGTCCATGTCGATGCGGTCGGTGAGTTCCGTCCAGCCGGTCGTCCCGACGATCGACTCTGAGAGCGAATTGGTGCGGCGGGCATATACGCGGAAAGAGACCTCTTTGGCGCTCCCCCGGGCGATCGCATTGAAGATATTTGAGGCGACGAATTTCATTGAATCATCACGGCATGTCGACTGCTGCGGAAATACTTATCGACCTCGTTAATGCCGGCAGCCCTTAATCCCTCCTGGACAGCCCTCTTCACCCATTCGACACTGTCGGTCGGCGCGTACATATTTACGTTGACTATTACGCTTCTCGACGAGTTATCATTATTGAACGTCTCCTGGATTGCGCGCTCCTGAGCTTCAGTTCGGATCGTCTCGCCTCCGCGGACCAGGATTGGATATTCACTCATCGAGGATCCAGGGACCACGCCTCCTGAGTGGAACTTCGGTATAGGCTGGGAGGCGATGATGGCCGTCTGCGCAATCCCGAGCGCGCCCACAATGCCGGCAAGGACGAAATTCGGTAGTGCTTCTGTCACGGCGGCTGCTGTTTGCATAACCGATTCGATGATGCGGGCTTCCTTGTCAGCGACGAAGGCGCGACGTTTCTCCGCCCTTATCCTCGCATCAAACGAGGCCTGGAGGGCGGCCTTCTCCTTCATAAGAGCCATTTCCTGCTGTGAGCCTTTTACCGTCACCGCCAGACGTTCGTCGATGCTTTTGATGGCGGCCTCTTTTTCCTCTTCTAATCCCTGTATCAGTTCATTTTGATTTTGCAGTTGGGACATCTGGATGAGAGTGAAGCCCTTGGCTGCATAAGGGATAACCTGTCCGAGGGTCTTGGTGAATTTCATTAAGGGTTCTGTCGCGCCGTCATTGATTGCTTTTTTCAGTCCCTCTACCTTTGACAGCGTCCGGTAGAAATGCTCGGAGCCGATAGTCGCCAGCGCAAGCTCCTTCTGCGTTTCCTGGAGTTGGAAATTGAGGTTTACCATGTTGTTGATCGGCGGGCCGAAGTCAAGCCGTGTAGCCTCCACTCCTGTAATCGCCCCGAGTACACCCTTGTATGCTCCCTCCACCCTTCCCAGCGCCGATTGAGTCAGCTCTAATGGTTTGAGATTGCTTTCGAACTTCTGCTCGATCGGTGTGACAATAACCTCGTTCATCGCCGCGGTGACACCTTTTATCTTGGATGTCACCTTAGCATACTCTTCCTCATTTTCCTTGAGAGTTTGCTTCGTCGCTTGGGCAGCGGCCATCTGAGCCTCCAGGACTTCTCCTGTGCTCAGTTTCTGGTCATTGATGATGATGGTCATGTCGCGGGCGCCGGCCTTCTGGGCCTCTATCACCTGGTGGAAGACGTCGGCGCGAGCCTTGAGAAGACCGATTTCCACCTCACTGACCGCCTTGTTGTCGGCAACACTGCCTTTTAGTATGTCGCGCCAGTGGGTATATGAGCCGGCCAGGAGATCTATCTCTGTTTTCTGTTCCTTGATTTTCGGAGTGGTCTCATCGAGGTTCTTATTCATGGAAAAGAGGGCGCTTGCTACGCCGCCGATACCAGCTGCAGCAACTCCCCACGGTCCGGCACCTGAGAGGAGAAAGCTCAAACCCTGGAATGTGACGAAGCCCTGGTTTAAGGAATCGGTAAACTTCTTCATCTTTCCGTCGGACTGGCCGAGGGTATTTCCAAAGAGCGCAAGGGTCGCACTCGCCGCGCCGATCGCCTGAGTCGATTCTCTGAAGAGGAAGTTTTGCTCGCGGGATTCGGCGCGTTGTTTGCGGATGAAGTCTGACAGGCGGTTGGTTTCGTCGCCGTACCTCCTGGTCCGATCGATTATTCCCTGCGTCGAGGAATTGATATCCTTGTTGCCGTCCAGGATGGTCTTCTTGAACTTCTCAAAGACCAGCGTTCCCTTATCGTCGACGCCTATGCCGTAATTGAATTGTCTCTCGTTGCCTGCCATTTACCGGCCTCCGGAGAGAAAGAACTGCAGCTGATTCTCAAGGATCAAGGGGAACTTCTCCTCGATGAACCGTTCAATATTGGTAGTGATGTTCTTGGAGCCGAACATCTCAGCGACCGATATCGTGAATGTCTCCTCGATCGCTTGCCTCTTTGGATTCTTTTGCATCATCTTGTCCTTGGATCTCACGAAGACGCCGACGTGCCCGGTGCGCATTTTCTGAATGAAGGCGTGGGGGGCGAACTGGCGGCCGGCCTTGCCCTTCTTGATGCGAAGAATGACACCAGAGGAGCGGCCCAGGCGTTGATTTGGGGCGAACATTATACGTGGGAGGCGCTTCCCTCTGACATTGATGCCAACCTGGAGTTTCGAGATGGACGCGGCACGTACACTGATCGCCCGGTCGACTTCTGCGCGGCTGATATTGTAGGTCTCTCTGATCATCCGGTTGCCGAGCGTCTCTGCCTGCTCGGCGACCTTCGTCAGAGAGCGTAGGACGATAGTCCGGTAGCCCATCATATCGCCGTCGAGGACGTTGAGCATCTGCTCGGTCGGTATGGTGAATTTGGCTATCACTTGGATTTCGGCTTTATTTCGCTTCTGATTTTGTCGTGAAGCCTGATCATTGTGTGTCCGATCTCCGGCAGATTGCGCCATTCAGAAAGGGTCATCGTAAAGCGGCCAGCACGCCAATCATGAACCCATTCGATGAACGCTTTCCACTCATCAATCGCGTGGTGAAATTCCTGGACTGTGACATCGTGCCCCGTTTCATCCTTGCATTGTGCATGCCCGCCCTTCAGCAAGCCGGGATCGTTTAAAGCGTAGAGGGCGTAACTGAGTTTTTTTCCTTATCCTCGAGTTCAAAATTCAGTTCTAAGACCGCCGTGGAAATCTTTGCAAGCATTTTCTCGGAGAGGTAATTCAAACACTTCTCGCTCATGACGTTCCTTTTACCGATCCCCGGGATATAGACCTCTTCGGTCTCGAACTTCACCGGCTGGGAGTTCTTGTCGACAACAAGCGCCCATTCCTTGACGCCGTGTCGCGTTAGACGAATACGGTCGGCAAAGGTCAGGAACTGGTCCTTCATCAGGTCCAGGATATGCGCGCGCGCGCTCGTATCGATCATCCCGATGATGATTACCGGACTTGAATCGCTTTCATCGAGCTTCACGTTCACCCGGGCATCCGGGTCGAGTAGATGTAGCATCGTTGGCTGCTCCTTTTGTGTGCTAAAGAATGATTATCGCTTCCCAGTCATCGCCGCTATTGCCCGAGAAATCGAGCGAGACGGCGTTGTCGAGGAAGTTATCCCTGTTCGTGTACTTGTTTTCCCCATACTGCACGACCGGGTAGGCGAAGACTATCTGGTTACCGGCCACGGAGCCGTATTTGACGGCGAGCGGTGCCTGTGTGGAGGCGACGACCTTCCCCCATACATCGTGGATGGCGACCGTTTCGGCCTCCATCTGCAGAGACCCCTTCGGTTTGCGGTCAGTGAGGCAGAATCCCTTGATGGAATTGGCTGAGAGCGCATCGTCTCTGACGGAGATCTTACCGGCTTCATCGACGGAGAGCTTGGAGAGTACCGGCGCGAAGCCATGCGTGCCGAGGAGTGCGCTTTCGAAGACCGGCGGTGAGACATTAACGATCGTGACGCTCGGGACTGCGACGTCGGTAACGGCCGTATACTTACCCCAGAACTCGAAGGAAAATTTGCCGTAGTTCCCGGATTCCAGGTTGCGCTTGCAGATCCCCACGGCGCCGGAGAGGATGTGCTTGTTACCGTCCTTGTAGCCCTCGATGGTGACGGATTTGCTGAAGGTGTAGAAGCTGGCAGATGCCGGCGCGGACGTCGGGCCGTAGTAAATGCTTCCGCCGCGTGATGCGGTCGCAGCAGCTGCTGAGCCTCCGCCGCCTGAGAAGCCGACGGTCGGGTCCGTGGTATAACCGGATCCCGGGTTCGTGATGATGACTGCGACGACGAGACCCGCAGAATTGATGACCGCAACAGCTGTCGCGCCTGTGCCGCCTCCGGATGTGATCGCCACCGTCGGGGCCGAAGTATATCCGGACCCCGCGTTGGTGATGGTGAAGCTGACCACGCTCTGGGTTGCGGCCACCACGGGTATCTTGCCACATCCCTGCAGGAGCGCGTGAAGGCCTGCGTAGCCGGCGATCGTCGGGTCGCCCGCGGTACCGGAGCCTTTGATCTCGACGTCGAAGGTGAACTTCGCAAATCGTTTGCCGATCACATGAGGGAGCGGGTCGACCGATACCCGGCGGAAGTCGCGCTCGAGCTTCTCGGCATCGAGCGTAAAATCAAAGTCCTCGATCAACAGATAATCGGTCGAGGTCGAGGGGACGACGGCCGTATCCTGGGTGGTCTCGATCTTGGCGCCGAGCGCCTGTTTTTTGTAGAGCTTCATGGTGTCACCTTATCGTCTTGTGGTTTTGCTTTGGTGGAGAGGTCCTTCACGACCGGCTTATTGTCGGACCCATCGACAGCGACCATCTCGCCTTCGGCGTTGATGGTGCACAGCTTGCCGTCGCCCCTACGGACGGTCGACTGAAAGGGGACGGGTTTTTCTTCGGGTGCTTCTGTTTTCTCTTTCATGGGAGTTATTCTCCGGTCTGGATACTGTTTGTGAGTTCGATCGAGAAGTTGCCGTCGATGTCGATATGTAAACCCTGAGCGTTGAAGGTCTCCAGCTGTATCATCATCGTATCGATGACCCCGGCCCGGTAGCCTCTTACCACTGAGCCGAGTCCGAAGGAGCAGAAGATTATTTTGTTCGCATCGCTTCCGATCCCCAGTTCGTCGCCTACCATGAACCGGTAGACGCCTACGCTATCGCGCGCGGGGAGATAATCGTCCTGGGAGAAGCCGAGGGAGATGTAGGAGTCACCGTAAGCAGCCACGAGTTCGGGCCGATTGAAGCCTTCCTGGTGGAAGTTGCCGTAGACCTTGAATTGTGTGAAGCGCGGCATGAACTCTCCTATTCGTTGGGGTGGATGTTTCTTCTTTCGCACTTTACGATTCGGCCCATTTCGTGGTCCGGTAGATCACTGTGATATTGAGCTTGGCTCCGGTGACGATGTGCTCCTTCTGGTCCTTGGTGATCGAGCTGCCGACGAAATCGGTATCAAGAGCAAGGCCGCCGAAGTAAACATCCGTGCCGATCGCCTTTTCCATGTCCGCCAAACCCTTGCGCGCGGCCTGGATACTGGATGAGCCCTCTTTCAAGAGCATCTCCAACGAGACGTTGAGAGCGCGGTTCATTTTCGACGGGGCGCCGGCCGATTCATACGTCTGTCTCTCGTCGCCATCTTCGACATTCACGGCCGGGAGCTCGTGGTCCTCAATCGGCGTCGTTCGAAACTCGAAGACGTTCACACCGACGTTCGTGTGGTAGGCCGGACTCGTAATCGTCATCATCCGAGCGACGATGGCAGCCATCAGGAGATCTCTTTTCGGCTCCGCCATTTCAATCCACCGACAGATACAGCATCGTGAGCTTGGAAGAGTTCGGCTCCTTCTTCGCGATGTTGTAGATCGTACCGCGGATCGTCAGCCGGGCGCGGTTGTCGATATCGACCACGTCTGCCGATCGGACCGTCACCCTCACAACTCTATTTTCCACTTCCACACCTTCGACGAGTGAATCTTCTTCGTCCTCATCGAGGATGACGCTTATCGTGGAAGATTCGCCGTTGGGAGCGGTGTAGGTCGCATCGATGCCGAACTCCTGGAACCAGGGATCGACGGGAAAATCATCGCCGATCACGGCTTCCAGATGATCTTGTCGACGTACGTCCCGGATGTGACTCCGTTGACGGCCGAGCCGAAGACCTTGATCACCCGTACCTCGCCGGTCAGGCCCGGTACAACATCCACCGTGGTTGAGCGCAAGATGATCTCGCGTTTCTTCGGGGTTGTCGTCGATGTCGTCACCGCGCCGCCGCCTGTCTGGTCGAGCGTGTCGCGCTTGATGACCGCCCACGCAACGTGAGCGTTCGCCCGGTACTGGACGTTCGTGATGACGTTCACCGAATCGTTATAGATCGATTCAACCTGGATGAACGTCGCGCCTGAGACCTTGACGCCAGTGCCGGCGATCGAGTTCGAGGGGATCGTATCGGTCTGGCTATTGGCGTAGGCCTTCGCGGATGATCCGGAGAGCGTTTTGTAATTCGTGATGTACGTCGCGTTCGGATCCAGAGGGATCTGAGCTTCGGCGAGCGGCACGAGAAAGACCGCCAGCGCTAAGGCGATGAGAATGAGTGTGCTTTTCATGGGTAGAGTTCCTTTGCGATATCGTGTGAACAGGTCAAAAGAGAAATCGTTTATTTGTCCTTGTCAGCGGTCTTTTTCGTCTCGGCCTTTTTGCCTTCTTCCGGTTTATATTTCAGGTCCGTCGTCGCGCGACCGTTGTGAATCATAATGCGCGCATCGTCCAGCGGAAGATCTTGCCCGACCGTCAGCGTTGAGCCTGCCGGCGTATGCTTGCCTTCGATCCCCAAGTTCATCTTCGTGACGATCTTGTCTCCCGCTTCGATTAGTCCGTTCTTCATGTTCAGCTCCTTAAAGTTGCCGCCCCGCACAAGCGAGGCGGCATTTGTTGTCGTTAAACCGTGAATTGTATTCCTAAGCCAATCGCTTAGGTGAAGCTCGTCGTGACTGCGTAGGCCGCGGCCTGACGGACCGCCACGTCGATCGAGATGAAAGCGATGGTCCGGATCGTGCCGGCGATGCCGCCAGTGAATGGATCAACCAGGACATCCAGGACGCCCCATTCGCCGACGATCGTCTGCGAACCGTCGCCGAAGAAGATGTGTCCGTTGGAGATCTGGTTCGACATCAGGACCGGATAGCCGTTCATTTCGTTGTTCTGCACGACGAAGACCGGATAACCGGACGCCGCGACCGGGCGCGTCTTCAATGCGCCGCGCGTCACCGCGTTCATGACATAGGCCATCGAGTCGACATCGGCGTTGCCGGTGGCGACATCGGTTTCCAGGAGCACTGCCGTCGCGAAGCCGAAATCGGTCCCATCTTCGGAGCCGATGCCAGAGACCTGCACGATGCCTCGGGGCTCGTTCGACGCAGCGGCGCCATGGAAGACCGCTTTGTCGACGCCCAGGGCACAGACCTTGGTGAGATCGGCAAGGACCAGCATGTCGACCGCCGGGGTCGCCTGCAGGAGCAGCTGACGGGAGAAGTCAACATATCCGCCTCCGGATTTCGGGGAGAGGGTGACCTGGCCGAAGGTCGGTGCCGATTCGGTCAGATTGTTGTTTTCAGCAACCCAGAAGAACGTCCCGGCGCCAGTCTGTTTCGGGATTGCGACGTTCCCGATCAGGCCCGGCATGAAGTTCACGCCGAATTTCTGCGCGATCAACCGGTTACGCAGAAGCTCGATGAAGCTTCCGGCCATGAGGTTAGTGCCCACAAGGTTGCCCCCTGCGGTCGCGCTTCCGACGGTGAGATCACGTGCCGAGGTTTTGATGCCATATGCCTTGGCGAGAGCATTGATCTCCCGTTGGAAACTCATCGGGAGTTCCTGGTTGGCGACCTGGATATCGTGCGGGACTAATATTCCGCGCGCGGCGCGGCCGAGCTTCTTCTCGATCGCCACCGAGCATTCGCGCTCGAATCCTGCCGGCTCGTTACTTCCCGGGTACTGTGTGAGGATCATCCGCTTCAGCGAATACTTCTTCTTGTCGCGCTCGGAGAGATCGAGATTCGTTTCTGGCAGATCGATGGATTTCGTATCGTTGACGGCCGAATAGACGTGGCCGCGGAAGGTCTCGACCGGGATCTTGAGCTCGATCGCGTCCTTGACGATGTCTTCCATCTTGACTCTGCTTGTGATGCGGTCTTTGAACCGCTCGCCGATCGAACGGATCTGAGCTTGGCGCTCGGTTTCCATCTGATCGAGCTGGGCCTGCGTCAGCTGTGCTGCCGCGGCCTGGGCCGGTGCTGCTGCTACTTCGGGTGGCATAGGGGTTAGCCTTTCTTGTTGATGTGGGTCACTTCGTTCATTTATTTTTTTCAATAACTCTCTGATTTCATCGGGTTTGTTCTGGTCGTAATATTCGAGCGAGCGCCCAGCACCGACAGACGTGTCGGCCGGCATGGAGACGGACGATCCTTCCAGCGGTTCCCAGTCGAAGATGTCGTAGACGGGCAATCCTTCGCGAAGAGCGACCTCTTTCAAACCGTCGGTCATCTCCTCGGGCTTCATTTCCTTCAGGTTGTGGATCTCATAGCCGACGGAGGTTTCCTTGCGGATGCCATCCAGGTGGTCGTTCCAGAGCTCCTCACCGGCAGCGGAACGGGAGAACTTCACATCGCCGCGGATGAAGCGGTCGCTATCCAAGGTGCAGGGTTCGATGCGCCCCCTCTGATCTCTCGGGTCGTGATTGGCAAGGAAGGGAAGCCCGCCGTCCATCCGGGAGCGGCGTACCGATTCCGGAGAGCAGCGAAGAACTTCAATCCCCCACCAGCGCACAACGGGCGTCTCGGAAGCAAAGGACATACGGATCGTTCGCTTGTCCTTGTCGATCGCGGCGGGATCAACGGTGAGCGACCGGAAATGCTTCTTGCCTACGACGAGGTCTCGGACTTCGGTTTTCATACGGCTTCCTTCAGGTGACCATTCGATTTTTTGACGGAGAGGATCTTGCGCACTGTGGCGAGGATCTCGAGCTCGTTCTCCTGCTTGGGTTGACCATCCGGCGGATTCTTCTTCCCTGATTCGTCGTCGTCATCCTCGGTTTTGCCCGGGGTGAGCTTCATATCTGCAAGGTTGATCGTCAGACCCTTCTCTTTGGCAAGCTCGATCGCGTTCGCAATCCCCTGCAGCGTCTCTTCGTAATCTTTCCCTTGCTCGTCGGAGGCCGTGAACGGATCGTTCAAACCGGAGGAGATCTCGAGAATCTTCGCGGTGATGTCCTTCAGCGGATCGACCCACGCCCAGCGGCGGCCGATGAAGACAGGTTTGTTGAACTTGTCGAACTTGACTCCCGGGAGGTTCAGCGCTCCGGAGATGAGCGCGTAGTCGAGCCAGTCGGCGAAGACGGGCTCCAAGAAATTCTGAATGAACCAGCGTTGTATCGATTTCCAGTTCTCGCGCTCATCGAGCAAGCCGGCGCGGATACTGGAGAAGTTCACGCCCTCCAG